CCAAGAATAATACTACCTTGTCTCACTATTGTTCCTGACGCAGTTCCTAATACAGTTAAATTACCTGTTATAGTGTATGCTCCGGTATGTGAAGTGACTCCTGTAATATTTCTAGAAGCTGCAACAATTGTCTGCAATGGAGTTGTGATCATTTGTGACGCAACAGCAGACAGTGTTTGTATTGTGCTAGCTTCAACTAATTGTACCGCAGCAGTTACTGTTTGATTCAACGCAGCAGACAAGGACATATTCAAACTAAGAGCTTTAAAATCGCCGACAGGAGCATTCATGCTGACATTGCCAGTAGTACTCATAACCTTATATCCTAAGATTGATGTGTGCGAAGTTGAACCTACTGATATGCTTGTTACATTTCCTCCTGTGGTTGCGAAAGAATTGCCGCCAACTGTAGTAGTACTGTCTTTGATAACAGAATCTGTTTTACTGCCACCAACTCGAAGTGCTTGATCTCTCTTGATAGAAGAATTTTGTCCAGACAATACTTCAGTTAAATCATTGCCTATAATCTTAGTAACTCTATTACCTGCTACTGTAGTGAACAAGTTGCCGCCAATTTCTTGATACATGTCTCCAGTTACGAGCATTCGTGCATCGCCGCCAATAGTGACATCACACGATCCTTTGATATAAACTTTTTTGTCTTTTAGTGTTATCTCGTATTCATCGCCTACGACTTTGGTGATCTTTGAGCCGTCTGCCTGAATTTCATAGAATGTTCCAGCAGTGTGATATTCGTGTATTCTCTCGTTATTAGGGGTGTCATCTATCTCAAATACATGGCCGCCTTCTGTCTCATTCACTTTGTTGTAAGGATAAACAGAACATTTATTATCAAAATTTGGCGGTTGATTTGACGAATTATAGGTATAACTAGAATCACCAAATCTAGGATGTGGCTCTTCCCACACTTCTCTATCGTATACTGCTCCTGGTATGTCAGATGCAACAGATTCAACATGAGGAGCTGCAGCACGTGGAATCGCTTCTTGTCTAGCTGCTCTTTTGTTCGCCAGACTTATATGTCCTTCTGCAATCGCATTTCTTGCTAATCTAGACAAATCCGATTCTTGAAGTCCGTTGAGTCCTGTGCCAGCTTCACTTCTTGGATATTTACCAGACGGATCAGAAAAGCCAATGTCCTTGTCTCTTTTGTTTCTTGGCTTGCCTGGCAAAGTTCCTATAATAACAGGAAGTTGTTCATCTTCTCCATCACTAAAGAATCCAAGAACAGTAGTGCCTTGCACAAAGGACGGGGTCTCACCTATGCCTGATATTCCTGGAGATGTTGTAGGTGTTACAGGAACTGCCCACGGCAAGTCTACTGTTGGTAATTCATTTTTATCTTCAGTATGATATCCTATTATTCGTACACGACATCTACCAAGCATTGCAGGATCTGCTCGATCTTCAACAATACCAACCCACCAATTAAACTTAGGATACATGTTATTCTTCTCCGTTCATATCAACACTATCTGGTGAATCAGAAAGTCCATTCTTAATCATTTCAACTGTCATAATATGTCTGTCTGCATTGAATTTGTGATGTATAGCTGATATTATGTACAATCCTGATAGCATCGGATCTAAAAGAGTAGTAGAAGATCCGGGAGTGGGAGCCTCAGCAGAAGGATACAAAAGACTTATTACATGTCCAACATTGATATCAGTCCTTCCTGGCAAAGTAGCTTCAAATTTGTAATTTTCAAATGAATTCAAATAACTTTTTCTATTACTTATCTTATCTACAATAGTCTGAGCAGTTGATCCTGCAGGCAAATCTTCTTCATCTGTTAATCCAAAATCATTGTATAAACCAGTATTCTGTGAATAGTATGTCTTGTTAGATAAAGCATTTCTTTTAAGATTTGGCGGCAATATATTAGTGGGTCCAGTTTTTTGAAATTTATCCATGTTTTCAATAAAATCAAAATCACTACGAACAATCTTCTTCGTATAAAAATCGTAACCATCAACAGTTGAAGCAAATGCTCCTCTGTTGTTTCCGTCAAGAGTATCAATACTAGTAAGAAGTTTTAAGTTCTCAACTGCTGTCATCGAAGACGGAAACTGATTGCCTACATATGTTAAAGATGGATTGATTCTTCTTGGCATTTTTGCGCCATTTCTCTCTAATACATACTCATCAAAAACTCCACCTTTTATCTGGGCATCGATCAAAGACTCAATACTTGCAAAATAAAATGACTTATTTGTCTCAAAGAATAAATAATCAGATCCGTTGAGAGTACTGCCTTTTGCTCTTTTAGCGACAAAGTTAATATTCTTGAAAGGAGACCAATAGTTTGAAGTGTATTTTATTCTACTTACGTGCGGTGTGTCAAATATTATTAACGGTCTATCAACCTCGATATGCTCTTCATATATTTTTTTGACCACTTGATCAGTAGAATCATTATAAGACTTGCCTATAGTTGTAGTCTGATCTTCATATCCTTCTGGTGATATAAAAGATATGTTATAATATTGTGATCGGTCATCGTTTAGAATTCTGTCGTATATTGCATATACCTGAAATGTCTTCTGTATTACGTTTTCAGGCGAATCCTCAAGAGTAGGTGTTCTGAATTTCACTGTAATAAATTCATTGCCAACGATAGGCAAGTTTGATATCAAGTTTGCAGCATCAGCAAGGATAACATTTCCAGTCATGCAAAAAGAAAACAAATCTTCGTAAAGATTTATTTCCATCATAAAGTCAGTGATGTCGGCAGTTGCTTCAGTGCTAGGACTAGTGATAAGCAATTGCTCTATTTTATAATCACCTGCATGTATTAGTGATTCAGACGAGGAATCCATATTACTGATCCATTAAACTTTTGTATTTGTTTATGAAACCAGCTAAAAATTCATTTCTTAGTATGAATATCTGTCTCTTTTTTTCGTTCTCATCGACTTCATAGTCTATATTTGAAACTGCTTCTATGCTACCGTTAGCAATGCCCACTGCATCATAATCAACTATGATTGTTATATCATCTGCTAGACGATAGTGATGGTCTTTACCAGAATTTCCAACACCATATTTAGATTCTGTGTATGCAAAAATTTCTTCTTGTCTTTTTGGCCACTCTTCGTTTGTATTAACAATATCATTTACTGTCAAAATAATCCAATGGTAGTTAGAAGATCCATAAAAATTATTGGCTATTATATCAGGAGTTTCTCCGTTTTTAACATAATAAGCCTCTAGTGCTGCTCGACTAGTTAGTTTTCTATCAAGACCTACTCGCTGAAAGAGGTCTTTCGTATTGACAGTTTCGCCGTTTACTTTGTACGAAATTTTTGGCATTGCTTTAAAAAACATTAGTAACCTTCCGCTATTCTATCATTAGTTAGGGTTTCAAGTTCTGTGAACGCCAACTGCATATTTATTTCTGCTGGTGCACCGCTCGTGCCTTTAAATGTAGTAAATGCGTCTTGATTGCCGTATGTTATTTTGATGTCTGTTAATGCACAAGAAGATATTTTACTTAGATGTGTATTTTCTTCGCCTTTGTACATATATTGTATATTAAATTCTGATGGATATTCTAAGAATAGACCAGTAGGATCATTCTCTGGGTGCATGTGATATTTGAAAAGTCGGATTATTCTTTGTACTTCATTGTATTCAGTTTCATTTCTAGGAACAAACTTGTAGTTGAATGCGAACTGTCTAAACCCCATGTTAGAGAATAGTTGCTCTTTATATGGATTAGCCACTTTACCAGATGCTAAGTCCAGCGATGCTCCTATTTCACCTGTAATCCCTAAGCCAGATGGCAATGAAGCCGCTGCTTTGATTGCCCCTCTGGTAACAAGATCGCCAATGCCGCCAGCAGTACTTAAAAGGCCTTCTTTATCGAACAGTTCGCCTGCACCAGCCAATGCACCGAGTTCTTTGTTTTCCCAGTTTGCTGAATATTGAGCAACAGGGGGCGCTGCAACGTGAAGTTCTATTACTCCTAGAGTTCTAACTTTAGTGACTGTTTCTATAACAGATGCTGCAATTGCCACTCCTGCAATCGCTCCTCCGGCACCACCTACAACACCTGATAAAGTCTTTGCTAACTTTGATGCATTGTTTGCAAGGCCAGCAATACTAGCACCTGCGCCCGAACCCAACACAAATCCAGCAACTCCTGCTGTTCCTTTCGCCAGTGTTTTGGCTTGGTCAGCAGATAGTCTATTTTCAGAAGTAGAATTAACTGTCTCTAGCTTTGCCCCTTCAGTGATACCACCGTAAAAATTTATTGCAGCTAAAGTATTCTTATCAGTTTGTTCGGCAACTCGACTGTTTGACCTTGCGTTGATGAAGAAACGAACACTATGAGGTTGATGCTCGTCATCGCCTACTCGCTTAGGATATTCGAGAACAGTTGGACTACTGAATATAAAAGCTGAAGCCAGGTCACGATCTCTAGCTTCTCGTTCGGCAGTTTTTTTCGCTTCTTCTGCAATATTTTCATTGCGAATTTCTTGATTTGCCACTGCTGAGGAAGTTTGATCAAGCACCCTGCCTACCCTGTCTGCGGTTTCACCCATTTCTTTTCCTACGTAAAGAATTGTTTTCTTTATTTATAACAAGAATGCAAGTCATCTCAGGTATTCCTATCTAATAAATAGAGTACACTTTCAACTTAGCTATAACATCTATGACATACACAAAAGAAGTTTATTCAGGAAGATTCCAACCAAGAAATCCAGCGAAATACAAAGGCAATGTTTCCAATATAACATACCGATCTAGTTACGAATTAAAGTTTATGAATTGGTGCGATATAAGTGCATCAGTATTAGAATGGGGCAGTGAAGAGATAGTAATACCTTATCGTTCACCGTTAGACAATAAAATACATCGTTACTTTGTAGACTTTGTTGTGAAGATACGCAGCAAAGACAAAGTAAGAATGTGTCTTGTTGAAGTAAAGCCTAAACGATTCACCCAAGAGCCTAAGAAACCTTCTCGCACTACGAAAAGATTCATCAACGAAGTCAAACAATGGGGAGTCAATCTTGCTAAGTGGGAAGCCGCTAAAGAATTCTGTCTCGACCGCAACTGGGAGTTCATGATTATTACTGAGAAAGAACTTGGTATTTGATTATAAATAAGAGTATGGCTAATCCTTTTGAAAATATAAGAACAAGTGCAGGGGACGCAGATCGTTCCTTTCGCTGGTATCAAGATTCTGTTCGCAAAGTTGCGAATAACATAGACTCGTTTAGTAATGCGTCAAAGACTGACTTAGGCGAGTTTGTGACAAGACTAGAACCAGGTAACATGTACATGTATGTGTACGATCCTAAGTATAAGGACACCATGCCTTATTGGGATCAATTTCCACTTTGTTTGCCATTCGATGAAATATCTGGAGGCTTTGTTGGAATTAACCTACACTACTTGCCTTACTTGCAAAGAGCTAAACTTCTCGGTGAGTTGTTGAACTACAGTGATAAAGAAATAAACGAAAAGAGTAAAATTGAAGTAACTTGGAGCATACTAAAAAACTTTGGTAAGTTTCCTCAAGTACAGCCTTCAGTAAAAAAATATCTGTACAGTCAAGTAAATAGCAGATTTTTTAAGATAAATCCAGAACATTGGAAAGCATCGATATTTTTACCAACACAGAGCTTCCAAGGCGCATCACTACAGAAAGTTTACAGAGATAGCAGAGACATAATCAATGGCTAAAGCAGCAAACAAGTTAGTAAATTTCTTATCAGAAATAAGAAATCAGCACACGCCAAGAACTGAAAGATTTGAGGTAATGTTCAACATACCTGCAGGTCTACGAAGTCAAATAAGTTATGGCGCCGAGCAAACAATTTCAATAAGATGCGAAGAAGCTCAGATACCTGGTATGGCGGCGACTAACCTTCCCGTCAAGATAGGCGCATGGACAGAATATAGAACACAAAATGTTGAATTTTTAACTACAGATATGTCTTTCA